AATGGTTGGTAATACTACTGGTAGCAATAATACTGCAATTGGTCATGTTGCTCTTGGAGATAATACTACAGCAGATAACAATACAGCAGTTGGTTATTTAGCTTTAAATGCAAACACCACAGGAGATAACAACACGGCAGTTGGAGCATACACAGGGGATGCTATTACAACAGGTTATAGAAATACACTTACTGGTACCTCCGCAGGTAGTGCAATCACCACAGGGGCGTACAATACTATTTTTGGTTGGCAAGCGGGTGATGCAATAACTACTGCTGATGATAATGTTTTAGTTGGTCCAGCAACAGGAGGAGCAATTACTACAGGACACTCTAACGTAGCAATGGGTCGCAATGCTTTATTGGTTAGTACAACGTCTTCTCACAACACAGGTATTGGTCATTATGCTTTAGCAGCAACCACTACAGGAGAACAAAATACTGCTGTAGGAGATACCTGTGGAGATGCAATAAGCACAGCTAATTTTTTTACAGGAATTGGCAGAGGGGCAGGAGGTGCAGTTACAACAGGTACTTCTAATACTATGCTTGGTTATTTTGCAGGTAATCACGTACATGGATGTACAGAAGGCGATGAGAATACTGTTGTAGGTTCACTTGCTCGTACAGCTAGTGCTACTCAATCTAACGCTGTAGTAGTAGGTTACAACGTTGAAGGTACAGGAGGTTATACGACTGTTGGAAATGGTACCTCTGAGATAAGAGCTCAACATGGTGTTGCTACTTGGGCAACTGTTTCAGATGAACGCTATAAAAAAGACATCGTAGACTCTACAGCAGGTCTTAGCTTTATCAACGCTTTACAGCCTCGTACCTTTAAGTACAAAACTCTTGGCGAACTACCCGAAACTTTTAATGCTTACGAAGCTGGCTCAACAGAAGTCTTTAAAAACTCTACCACCAATCACGGATTTATAGCTCAAGAAATTAAAGCGGCTATTGATGCTGATAACAATATTAAAGATGGTTTTAAACTTTGGGATGACAGAGACGATGGTTCGCAAGAAGTTGCAGAAGCAGCTTTAATACCAATTCTAGTTAAAGCTTTGCAAGAAGCTGATAATAAAATAGATGCTTTAACTACTAGAGTTGCAGCATTAGAAAGTTAAATTAAACGGAGAATAAAAATGGCTGAACAAACAGTAGCAGAATGCTTAACAGCAGCAACAGATAGCGTAACGCTTATCAACGACATTAATACAAATGATAAAAAATCAACGTATGTTGGTGGTACAGCAGAACAAGATACAGAGATGTCACAAGCTGATATAAATGCATGTGTGCAACGTAATGTTGACCACTTAGAACTTATATTAGAATACACAGACCCTGATGTTAAAGGCTCTAGTGATGATAAATCATCTTACACAGGTGCAGTAACAACTGGTAAAGCTTATATAGCAGCTAACTAAAAATAAAAAACTATGGAGCTAACAGGATACTTATTGTGGAATATATTTCTAACATTAGTGGTAGCTCCAATACTCTACAGCATTCGCACAAACACGTCAGAGCTTAAAAGACTTGACATACTTTTAAATAAAACAAGAGAAGAAATGGCAAAAGAATACGTAACCAAACAAGCACTAAAGGATGATATGACTAGAGTGTTTGATACGTTGGACAAGATTGAAGAGAAACTTGACAAGCTTTTCGAGGTTAAATAATGAAGAATAAAACTAAACAAAGAAAAAGGTATAACAAAGGAACTCGACAAGACTATACTTATGGTGGTCGTGTTCAGATGGTGCATGGAGGAGAACATCGTGACGATTATGAAGAGCTTGACCTTACAGATGAACAATTAGAAGCAGCTAGAAGGGCAGCCGAAAATTATCGTACGGGTAATGTACCTCCGGGTGGGGGAAATACTGATAACAAGGATACAAATTCTACTTCAAAAACTGATGAAGAAAAAGAACGAGAAAAAGATTTTCAAGAAAAAAGAGATGAAAGAATAGGAAGAACTGCAGAAGCTGTAGAGACTGCATCAACAGGTGTAGTTCCTGATGCTGCAAAAATCCCTGATCCAATTAAAATGGTTGAAGGTACTCCAATGACTACTACAACTATGACCGAACCGACTAAAGTTGTAGGCTCTACTGCTGCTCCTGTAGGTCCAGAAACAGTTACAGAAGTTCAAGACACAGCACAAGTTTCTCCTCCAGAAGAATTAAAAGCAGCGCAAATGGAAGCTGAACAAGTAACGGAAGCTCCTGAAGTTGTAGCAGCAAAGTCAGAAGTAAGAGATGAGTCACTAGCAAAGGCTGCAAAAGTAACTAGGGTTGCCCCTATTGAAGGAGCAGAAGTAGATATACCTGAAGGAGCATTAGCAGAAAAAGTTGTTGGTACAATTAGTGAGGGTGCAAAAGCTGCAGCAGCAGTTAATGCAGGTACAAGTTTAGCTAGAATTACAAGGGCTAAAAAACAATTATCTAACGCAGGCTTAACAGAAAGTCAAATTAATGATATTGGTAATGATCCTGTTTTACTAGAAGAAAAGCTTGCTGATTTTAGTGAAGAAGAAAGAGGAATTCTTGAAGGGTTACCAGAAGAAGCTTTAGTTTCTACTCAAATGAATGGGTTATTAGAAGGTATAGAAAATGGTAACATACCTCCTTGGGCTGCTCCTGCGGTTGCACAAGTAGAACAAATGTTAGCTGCTAGGGGTTTAAGTGCTTCAAGTGTAGGTAGAGATTCATTACTAAACACAATTATACAGGCTGCATTACCTATTGCACAAAGCAATGCTCAAGCTATACAACAATCTGTTGCACAACAAAAAGATATAGAATTTAAAACATCCGAAGCAAATGCACAAAGATTACAACAGACCGCATTAAAGAATGCTGATAATGTTTTTAAAATGGATATGGCTCAATTTAGTGCGGATCAACAAACTGCTTTATTTAACAGTAAATTTTTACAAACTGTCAGTTTAACAGAAGCAAGCTTTGATCAACAAGCTGCTGTGCAAAATGCATTGTTAATGTCACAGGCTAATTTAGCTGAAGCAGATTTTTTTCAGAAGTCTCAAATTCAAAATGCACAAGCTTTTTTACAAACAGACATGGCTAACTTAAACACAGAACAACAAGCTAATATGCTTAGAGCTCAACAAGATCAACAAAGATTGCTTAGTAATCAAGCTGCAGAAAACGCAGCACGAAATGCTAATATGGTTTCTGATAATCAAATGCAACAATTTGCAGCAAACTTAAATGCTCAAACAAAACAATTTAATGCTCAACAAACAAATGCAATGAAACAATTTAATGCTAATGCTAAAAATTCAGCAGCAGCTAGAGATGCAAACAGGACAGCAGACTTAAATAAGTTTAATGCTCAACTATCTACACAAGTAGAAGAGTTTAATTCTCAACAAGACTTTGCAAGGAATCAATGGAATGCACAAAATTCTGCAGCAGTTGAAGCTTCTAATGTTGAATGGAGAAGAAAGATTAATACAGTTAATACAGCAGCACAGAATCAAGTAAATATGCAAAACGCAATGAATGCTTTTAATTTAAGTTCTCAGTCTCTTTCATTCTTATGGCAAGAATTAAGAGATGAGGCAGACTTTGATTTTAGAAGTTCAGAAAATGCTAAAGCTCAGATAACTCAATTACGAGCTACTGCTATAGCAAACGAAGCAGCACTAGCAGAAAAATCTAAATCAAGTTTAGATCAAGTTGTAAGAGTTGTAGAAGGAATGATAGATAATTATTACGTATAAATATACTAGGATAGAACATGGGAAAATTAAGAAAAGTAGGTAAGAAGATTTGGAAAGGTATCAAGAAAGTTGGTAAAAAAATCGGTAAAGGATTTAAAAAAGTCTTTAAAGGTGTTGGTAAATTTTTAGGCAAGCTAGGACCAATCGGTACTATTGCTATGATGATTGCTATGCCTTATATGGGTGCTTATCTATGGCAGGGTTTTGGGGCATGGGCAGGGGGATTACAAGGCACGTTTGGCTCTGTAATGAAAGGAATATATACTGCAGGTAATAGTGTTATGGGTGTATATAAAAATATAACACAGGCTATTTCTGGAACTCTTAAAAAAATTCCCGGAGTAGGTGATGCTTTAGAAGGATTTGACAGGTTCTTAGATAGAACTAGAAGTGCAATGGGAATGGAGTCTGGCTCTATTAGTGTCATGAAAGATAATGATATTAATTCATGGGTGGGTACAGATGCAGGAGCACAAGCAATGGGATACGATAATGCTGCTGCTTTTAAAGCTGCAAATCCAACATACTTTAATGCAGAAGGTACATTAAGTAAAAGCGGTTTAAACTTTGCTAGGGGTAAGGGTATGGCTTATGAGGCTCACCTTAGAGGTAGAGATGTATTTAAAAAAGTAGATGGTGAGTTTGACTTTAATACATACTCCGATAACTTTAACAATAATGTACTAGGCACGGATGCAATTAAAGGAGACATATCTAAGTTTGGAGAAGTACTAGGTAGTAGAGAGTCAATAGTATTTAGAACTGGAAGACCTATAGGAACTCAACAGATGCAAACGTCAATGGCAGAATATAAAGCAAGCTTATCTCCTGAAGAATTAAAAACTTTTGATGCTAAAAAATATATGGAGGGATACAAATACGATTCAACCTTTGATGCACCTAAAGGATTTTTTGATAAACCTATTGCAAACGAGGTTAGTTTTGAAGGTGTAGGTTCTAGATATACTAGACAAGTTCCAATGGTAGATGCAGATGGAACAGTTAGAGGATACACAACACAAGAAGGAACAAAACTTGGAACTGCTGCTTTTGAAGGTATTAAACAAACAGCTTTACAAACTGTAGGTGGCGAACAACCAGTAGCAGATGGAGAAGGAAGAGAAGGCTACTATGCTCAAATAGCAGATGCTCCTGTTTTAGAAGCTCCTTCAACAACACCTCTTATGACAGCAGGACCTGCTACCTATGCAGGATTAAACTACATGGACTTATTACAAGGAAGCTCAACAGCGTCAGGGGCACAGTTAAGTCAATTTTTAAATGGGGGAACTATTATGCCTCATTTAATGAGACCTTTAGAATTATCTTAATTAGGAGATATACATGCCAATTATAGACAACATAGCAGAAGACAAAGAGTTAAGTCAAGAAAAATTAGATTTAATTGGAGGGGCTTTTAATAAACCTATTGCAGGACAATCCTTAACTAAAGACCCTGATCAACCTTATGCATGGGAAGGGGCTCCAGAATATACAACTGTGCCTGAAGCATCAATGGCAATATTTGTTGAAATGACAAAAGAAGAAACTTTCATGCCTTTATTAGAAGCACTAAAGCAGGGCTTCCCTGTTGTAGATATGGCTAATTTAATTTTATATAGAGGATTCCAAACTGGTAAGTTTAGCCCTGACTTGATGTTGCTTTTAATGGAACCAGTTATGTATATGATTTTAGCTTTAGCAGAAAAAGCAGGCTTAGGAGATGTCGTGGGTTATGATGGAGAGGAAGACGATGAAGAAGGTGAGCCAGAAGATAAAGTAAAAGTTTTAAGACAAATGAAACAATCTTTACAACTTGCAGGTCAAAATGTATCAGAACAAAGTGTTGCGGATTTACCTGAATTAAAACAAGAGATAGAAGAATTTGAAGTTCCTGAAAACGTAGGTAGTTTATTAGAAAAACCTACACAACAAACAGAAGATAATAGTTTATTAGCTAGAGGTATTTAAATGGAATCATTATTTAAAAAAAGACAAAGATTTAACGAGGGAGGAGTGCCAGATCAGTTAGCGTATGGTGCAGACTTAGAGCGTAGTATTAAAAAAAGAATGAAGACTAAGCCTTTAGATGCTATACTTAAAATAGGAGTAGCATTAAAGGCAGGCAAAGCTAATGAGTTAAAGGAAAATTTAGCTCGTATAACTACAAACCTAGAAGAAGAACAGGCAGGTTTAAAAGCATTTGGTACACAACTTACAGAGCATCAAGCTAGGATAAAAACATTACGAGACAAAGGCAATGGCGATTTAGTGGCAGGAATAAAGATGGATTTTTTAAAGGAAGCCGGTGTTGAAGATGTTGATGCTGAAGGTATTGAAAGAAGGTATAGTCCAAATATATTTGCTCAGATAAACGATATCGCAAAAGAAAAAGCAGAAAACATGCTGCGTAAAGAAAAAGAATATAAAACAATTCGAAGTACATATAATCCTAATGATCCCTCTGAAGGAATATACGCTGAAAATTTAGATGATGTAAGTTTATTTACTAAACCTTATAATGAAGCCTTATACAATATTCATTTAAATCAAAAATCTTTAGGTAACAATAATTTATTAGATGTTATAACTAATAAAGCAAACAAAAATGATTATAATATTTTAAAAGATGGAATAGAGGAAGAAGAAAAATTAAATGCGATAATTTCAGCCACAAGACAAAGTAGAAAGGATTTAGAAGATTATGTCGTTGATCCAGAATTTTTACAATCTCTTATACAAGAAGATACAGGTAAGCAAGGTTCGGCTCGAATGAAAGATCAAGCACAAACAAATATTTACGATGTAGTTACTAAAACTAGAATGTGGTTACAAGAGAAAAATAGAGAATACACAACGGGAGATTACTTTTTTCAACAATCTAGCACTAATGCAGCAAGTGCAAGAAAAAATCAAGACTACGATGCAGACTATCAAAATTTTTTAGACTATAGTGGTTATACTGATCAACAGATGAAAGAAATTTATTGGCAAGCCACAAGTATTGCAAGTACATTAGAAGAAAAAAATATCAAGAATCTTTTAATAGGTAGTGATTCAGGCGGGGCTTATGGTGAAAAAGATATATCAGACCAATACAAAGCATCACTAGCTCAAATACTTCGAGATTATAATAGTAATGTAGACATAATGCCAGAAGAGATAAAGAGAAAAGTCATTGTAGGTTTAGAGATTAAAGGCTACGAAGAACAACAAATTACCTCAGAGCAATATTTTCAAGGATCAGAAATTGTTAAAAATCGTGTGTCAAACTTACCTGAAGAGTATTTAGAAAAATATAGTAATCTTGATGGTACTGCAGAAATTGATTTTAATCTTTCTGTAATAGCAGATGCTAAAACTTATATGAAACGATATGGTTTTTCTCAAGCAGAAGCTTATGGATTTGCTTTACAAAATCAAAAATTTGGTCTTGCTGAAGGTACAAATCCTATAACATTTATAGGTTATAAAATAGCAGGAGATGATAGGTTTCAATCACAACCTTTATTATCTGTAGTAAAAGGTAAGCTACATCAAGATATTTTACAAAATTATAAGGTAGATTTTCCTCTTACTGAAAGTACGTTTAGTCAATATTTAAATACGATTAATAAAAATCAAGTTTATTGGTATCATCAAGATACGCTTAGTAATCCTACACCTAAAATGTGGGAAGATGGACAGAATATGACTATTGGTCAATATAGGGTTGAGTTTAGTAGGACTCCTGATGCAGAAGGTAATCACTTTATAAATATTACTCCATAAAATAAATGCCTATAATACCAAAAGATTCTGAAAACGTAACAGGTTCTACAGTTACTAAACAAGATGAGCCTAGTACTATCTTGCCTATGGAAGAGAAAGAAAAGACTTTCTTCAATCCACAAACTGGCTTAGTTGATAAGTTTAAAGGAACTAAAGAAGAATACACCAAAGCTCAAAATGTAAAAACTATAAAAGAATACTTTGAGCCTAAAGCAAAAAGTATTACAGAGTTTACACAAAATCCAGACGTTCAAGACAAAGCAATGCAAATGATGTCTTATCTTGATAACACAACATATGAAGATGGTCAGAATGCTGCTGATGCTTTTGTAGATTATACTAGGGGTAGAGAATTTAATCTTACAAAGAGTCTTTACGAGACAGCTAAAACTTTAAAAGGTAGGGCAAAGAACGATCCAGAAGCTCAAAAGTTTATAGAAAACTATTCTTCTTTAATGAATGAGTTTCATGCCACAAACCCTAATGGAAAGTCTAAATATGAGAACATAGGGCTTAATGAAAATTTAACTTTAACTGGAGATATATTTAAAGGTATTCTTACTGATCCTGCTAATATTCCTATTTTATTTACAGGTCCGGGAGGTCTTCCTCCTAAAATTGCTACACAACAAGCAGCCGCACAAACATTAAGACAAGGTATTAAAAACATGGCTGCCAAAAGTTATAATGTATCTTTAGGTAAAGTTGCTCCTGTGTATAATGCAATTCCTAGAATACCTTTAAATACTAGAAGCTATAAAAGTTCAATAGGTATTCTTGGTACAGAGGGGGCAATCTATGGTGGATTAGATAGTCACTTGTATCAGAAAAGATATAATGAAATCGGTGTTGAAGGCTACGAAGAATATGATCCTAGACTCACAGCTACAGGGGCTGTATTTGGATTTACATTTGGTTCAGTTCTTGGAGGAGGAACTACACTTGTACTAAACAGATTAGACAAAAAAGCTAAAGCTGAAGCTGCTGAACAAGCTACAAAAGAATCAGAACAATTTCAAAGAACTATTCTAGATGAACCTGATCCAGAGGCTGAAGCTCCTGAAATTATTACATTAGAAAAAGCTGCAGAACTAAACAGGAAAGAACGAGAAAGAAACCCACAACTGTCTAACAAGACACATGTTGAAGAGGTAGCTGATTTTGAAAGACGAGCAGCAGATGAAGAAGCTTTACTACCTGAGAATTTTGTAAACAGAGTTATAGATGATGATGGAATTATTATAACAGATAAAACTGTTAGTCAAGTTATAAAAGAAGAATCAAAAAAAGTTAAACCTAAAATAGGTGGTGCTCGTAATAAATTTCAAAAATACAGAGAAGAAGGCGGTCCTTTAAATGCAATTCGTATGTTCCAAAAGCCTACAACGTATAGTAAACAAACAGGAGAGGTTAGTAAACTTTTAGAAGAAGCAGGAGTAGATCAAGGAGGAACAGCTTATAGATTTTTAAGATTGATTCGTAATGATGCTTTCGAAAATTTTAATGATGATATAGTAAAGATTGCTACCGACTATGATTATGGTCAGAGACAGTTTAGTGAGCAACTTGCTGATGCATCTGGTAAATATATGGCGAGGGTTGAAAAATTAAAATTTGAAATAGAAGAAATTGCAAGAAATGAGAATCGATATAATAGATCACCGGGATTATATCTTAGAAAAAAAGACTGGGCTTTAAAAGAGGGCACTACTTTAAATGACGATATTTATATGTTTTTAAATCAGGGTCGTTTTAAACAAGGAGTTCCTGAAAGTATAATTAGGAAAGCTGCAGAGTTTAGAAAAATTTATGATGATGTAGAAAAAGAAGCTATTCAGGCAGGTTTTATTTTTCATAAAGTTCCTAATTTTTTTCCAAGGTATCTTAAAGAAAGTAAAGTTAAAAGAAGCATAGGTAAAGAAAGATACGCACAACAACTTGTTGATGATGGTGAGTTTAAAACTATAGAAAAGGCTAGAAACGCAATAGCATCTCAATTAAATAAATTACATGATGATTTTGATCCTTCTGTTGGTTCAATTGGTCAACGAACGTATAAAAATTTAGATACATATAAGATTAAAGAGTTATTTGAAAATGATGTATTTGCAACTACAATGGCTTATGTAAACAGTACATCTAGAAAAATTGTAACTAAACGAACTTTAGGATTTGGGGAAGTTGAACAAGATAATAAATGGTTTATTCCTATGTTTGGTGGTGATCTAGTAAAAACAGAACGTCAAACAGCATTAGAAGAAGTTAAAAAGCATTTAAGAGCAAGAGGTTTTGCAGAAGAAATAGTAAAGGATAAGTCTTTGTCTAAATATATACAATCTAATTTTTTAGCACGCCAATTAAGTGATGATGATTCAATGTTATTATCTGAGTTAGTAAAAACAAATGCTAGGCTTAGGAGCAACAATTCAATTATAAATAATTCTTTTAAGTTTAATAATTTAAGTGTTCAAGAAAGAGCATCATTACTTAACAATACTTTCCAAGAAGAGATTGATAAAATTATTTTAAACAATTTTAATAGTGGTACATTTACAAAACAAAATCAAGAAGTTGTTGGTGAATTATCGGAAGATAATGTAAATTATGCTAGAGGAAGATACTCGTCATATGAACAAAAGAGAATGAAATTACTAGTTGAAAATTTAACTGGTCAATATGGTAGAGCATCTAAAGAACTTTATGAGAAAGCTACAGGAACTTTATTATCCCTTCAAGCAGCTAACAAGCTTTCACTAGCCACGCTATCTAGTTTACCTGAATCATTTATTCCTGTCTTTAAGGCTACTCCTACAATAGCTATACAAGCCTTTACAAAAACTTTGTATGAAGAAGGCAGTAAAGCAGCTTCAAATTTACTTAAGGGTACTAAAGGATTACCTACTCCAACTAGAGCAGAAATGCATCAACATAATAAAATGATGTCTAGTAGTTTAAATGAAGCCATCAATGCTAGATATGGTGATGGCTTATCAGGGATATCTCAAAAACTTACGTATCGTTTTTATAGAAGTATTTTTCTAGATCAGTATACTAAATTTGTACAGATATATTCATATAATGCAGGTAAATTACTTATACGAGAAAATTTATCTAAGTTAGATAAGATGGGAAGAGAAGCTTATAATACTAAAAATAAAAAAGCTATGCGTTTAAGATCAGCTATAAATCAATTAGGTGTGAATGTTGATGAAGGTATTAAATGGCATCAAGCAGGCGGTAAATTAGATGATCCATTTTATGAAAATTTAAGACAAAGTGCTGATAGGTTTGTAAACGAAGTTGTTATGATTCCTTCTAGAGAAAATGCTCAAAAATTTATATTATCAAGTCATTTTTTTGCGAGAGTAGCATTTCAATTATATTCTTATCCTATTGCTTTTAGTAACACAATTTTAAGAAATGCAATTAGAGACATGTACATGACTAGAGGTGCAGCAGTTCCTAAACATTTAGGAGGGTTAGGACTTATGTATATGGCTACTGGCTTTACTCAAAGACTAAAAGGTATAGCTGAAGTGGATGATGAACCTATTGATCAACTTATGAGAACATTAACAACTATGGGTGTAGCCGGTCCTTTTGCTTTAGCTTATAATTTTGAAGAATCTATATCCTATGGTAATAATACCCCAAGAGCTTTACTAAGATTGATGGGTCCAACTCTAGGGGGAATGTTAGCAGATTCTTTACGAGGAGATACTCCGTTTAGTGCAGTCTTATTTAAAAATACAATGCCTTATAGAAATTTAATGAGAAGAATAAGTCCAGAAATGATTCATGCATTAGACGAGTTTTTAAAAGACATAGAAAGACGTGCTCAAGGACAAGGACAATATACTAGAGGTAAGGCAAGACAAGAAGCAGATAAAAGGTTTGCACAAAAAAAAATGAGAGCACAACAACGACCTATGAAACAAAAAATTAAAGAGGCTCGTGAAAAATTAGCTACTGGTGGTAAGCTATCGGTAGATTATCCTGTTCCTTTTGTGAAAGATAATCCAACAGAACGTAAGATAGACAATACTAACCAGAGCTTTGCAATTGTTTCTAGGTTGTTTGAAGAAGAAGATAGAGTTCCTTTTAGTTTCGGTGGCAAGTTAGCAAATAAACTTATAAAAACAAACTTATTTAAAAAGAAAGCGGGTTGGAAGTGGACAAAAGTTCCTGAAGGTTTTGATCCTAATCCCGATGGTCAGTTTCCGTTAGTGTCTGTCGAAACAGGAGGCAAACATTTGTATTCTTTACAAGCTGATTTTCCTGAAGGGGTTTTATTAGAAAGATATGCTAAACAAAAAAGTGAACCTAGACTTAGACCAACAACAAAAGGAGTTGTTAGGACAGGTAATAAAATAGGAGAAATTAAAACATCAAGCGGTAAATTGCATCCAGTATACGATAATATAGTTGCGGTAGATGAAAAGACTAAAGCTGTTAAAGGATTAAAAGATATGCCTACAAATGTAATGCCCGCTCCGCAAAGATTTTTTGATCCTGAAGATAAAGGGTATAAGCCTTTCTTATCTAATTTTGATTACATTAAAGGGGGTAGGTATGTTGAAATTAATAAAGAGGGTAATAAAGATGTTACAAGTGCTACACCTAAACAAGCTAGGATATCTATAAGCCCTAAAGGTAAAGCTTCGTTTACAATATCAAAAGAGTTCCACGATTCTATTTTCCCACAACAAACAATACGACAATTTCATGGTACGAAAAAAGAACTACCTGAAGTTTTAGAAGATTTTGATATGGGCTATCAAGGATCAGAATCTAACATATATGGAGCAGGATTTTACACAACTTCTGAATCAGGTATTGCTAAAGGGTATGCTAAAAAAACAGACCTAGGTACTGGTGTAACAGATAAAGGTTTTGTGTATGAGATCACAGAAAAAAAAGGTAACAAATTATATAATCTAGACACGAAAGTTCCTGAACAAATTAAAAAAGATATACTTGAACCTGAGTATGATTTTTCTACTGATTTAGAAGATGAATTAGCAGGGTTCTTAGAAGAAAATTCAAATGCATCTTTCTTAGAATTATATGATGAGGCTAGAGATATTTCAAGAGGGTATCAAATACCAACGTATGAAGTTCAAGAATTGTTTAATGGTTGGGCTATGTATTTAATAGAACAAGGGTACAACGGACTCAGGCATAAGGGTGGTGTTCTAAGTGGAGGTAAAGAACATGATGTTAAAATTTATTGGAATCCAAGCAAATCTTTAAACGTAAAACCTTTAAAATGAAATACAATCACTTCCTAGAACACCTTGAACTTAGAGAAGGTAACGAAGAATGCGTATACCTTGATACACTAGGCAAACCTACCTGTGGTGTTGGACATCTCTTGACTGAAAGAGAACGTAAATTCTATCAAGTAGGTGACGAAGTTTCAGAAGAACAAAGAAATTCGTGGTTAGAACAAGATGCAGCTAAAGCGTGGGAGGCTGCAGCACAACAGATTCAAGACCTTGACATAGAAGACACAGACTTTATAGTTGCACTAGGCTCAGTAAACTTTCAACTGGGCACAAGATGGATGAATAAATTCCCATCAGCCTATAAAGCCTTGGCTAGTAAAGACTATGCTGAAGCAATACGTCAAGTCTCAACAGGTTCAGGCAAGGATGGACAATCTAAATGGAAAGAACAAACACCGGTTAGAGTAGAAGATTTTGTTCTAGCTATTGACAAACTAACATAACAACCCTATAATGATATTATATTTAGAAGATCAATTGGAAGGATGCTACAGACAGTATTGCATTCACCAAGTAAAACAAGATATGCCTTTCATGAGCCTAGACGATTTTAGAAACATGTTTGAGGATTTAATGGAAGTAATATATAAGGACGAAGAAGTATGAAAGATATGTTAAAGAGTTTAGTAGGAGCAGTAGCACCTACAATAGGTACTGCATTAGGCGGTCCTATGGGCGGTATGGCTGCAAATATGATAGCTGATGTACTTGGAGTATCTAATACACCTAAAGCTATTGAGAAAGCTATACAAGAAGCTACACCTGAACAGATGCTTGAACTTAAAAAAGCTGAACAAGAGTTTGAGCTTCAGATGAAAGAGCTTGATGTAGATGTATTTAAACTTGAGACAGCAGACATACAGGATGCTAGAGGTAAGTTTAGTAAAGATTGGACAGCTAGAATAGTAGGTGTATCTGTAGTTGGTGGCTTTATGGGTTATATATTTTTAGTAACTCTGCAGCCTCCTGAACAAAACTCTGAGGCTCTTATAAACCTAGTACTTGGTTACTTAGGAGGATTGGCTAGTGCAGTTATTAGCTTTTACTTTGGAGCATCACATAAACAAGACTAATGAAACAGAAATTAAAAGACGTTATAGCAGACGGACGATGGAATTGGTACGGACTCGCAGACGAAGAAGAAGACTCTCAAGATAATTGTTACAAAGGATTATTTTGGAATCTTGAAACAA